CTACGCAGCGATCGCCAGCCCTTCGATCCAGCCCCTCACACGCTGAAAGCCCATCTCAACAAGGCTAAGGTACTGGCGGTTCGAGACCGCTCGATGGCCGCAGTTCGCCATCAGCATGATCGCGGTCTCGAATCGCTCCACTTTTCTGCGACCCTTCCCGCAGTGGTAAGCACGCAACGCGCAAGCCATGGCCACATTGTCGCGGGCAATGCTTGACACGATATCCTCGACGATCTGAGCACGACTGTCGGATTCAAGCGGCTTGTACCCCTGTGCCCTGCCCGGCATGTCGCCCTTGTGCTCGATTAGCACGGCCAGCACGTTTTTGGACTGATGCCCCAGATAGTCGCAGTCGCGGTGCAAGGCATACTGCCTGCCCCAGTGCTCCAGCTCAGCGCGGACGTAGGCCCCAAACGTATCAACCTGCATTGCCCTGCTCCTCGTTATGTTGGCGGGCCGCCGACGCTGGGCCACCCGTGATCCGCACCACCACCTGACCGCCCGGGCGGCGTTCGTTGCTGACGAACGGGTGGCTGATGAAGCGCTTGTCGTCAATGCCCAGCACCTGCGCAATACCGTCGCGGTACGCCTTGAAGCGCAGCAGCAGGTTGTCGTCGTCCGGCAGCACCTTACGGGGCGCCTGGTGGAAGGTGATCCACAGGTGCAACCGGCCCTCCGGCAGCCAGGCGTCGCGCCAGCCAGCCTCGAAGGCCAGGACCACGGCAGTCTGCCGGGCTGCCTTCGTAGCTTTGGACCGATCGCGCCAGTGCACCCTCGCGTTCGGCGACAGGTCCTTGCTCGGCCAGGGCAGCACCAGCTCCAGCGCGCGCTCAGCCATTGGCCACCTCGGCCCAGCCGGCTCGCCGTGTGTCATGCCGCATGCTCCCAGCTGGCGACCAGCCGCTGTACCCGGCCGCCGCGCGCCAGAAACTGCTCCACGGTCTCGCCCTCCATGACCTTCGGAGCCTTGGCCGGCGCGGGCGTGTTTGCCGCCTGCTGAGCCACCCGGGCAGCGCGCGTCCGCACCGCGGTTGCGGTGGATTGCCTTAAGGCATCCCGGCGGCCCCTGCGCCTGGCAAGCTCAGCGTCGCTGGCCTTGGGAGCCCGCTTCGCTTTCCCGGTGCTCTGGTAGGTAGCGTCGGTGCCCAGGCCCGTCTTCGCCAGGAAGCCACAGCGGACCAGCGCCGGCAGCGTGTTGCGGACGTTCTTCCGCTCTTCTGCCATCCCGACCGCTGCCAGGCCCATCCGCTCGTACAGGCCCTGCGTGGTCATTGCTTCATCCGGCACGGCCTCGAAGACCGCTCGGATGCTTTTGGCTCGCTCGCCATACTCTATGTTCACGCTGCTGCCCTCAATTCATTGACCAACGTCTGCTGTGCGATCAGCTCGTCGTCGGTGCCGTACGTTTCGTGGAAGACCCGGGAGCCATCCATCAGGCTCGGGCCGTAGATCTCGCGCATCGTCGCGAAGGTGTTGCCGCCGATCGGGTGGCGCCGGTGGTGCCAGGTGCACAGGGCAAACCCGTAGGCGTGCCCGCGGCGGACGTTACCGCTCTTGGCGTGGTTGTAGTCGCAGCCATAGACCACCAGACCCGGCTCCAGCAGCTGCTGGGTAACCAGTGCCAGGCAGGCCATGCACGGCCCCACCTTCGACGCCTCGATTCGGGCGCCCTCGGCGGCTGTCGGTGGCGGCGCCTTCGACCACATCAGCGCGCCACCTTCTGGCGTGCCTGCCGGCGAGCAACCGCGCGCTTCTGCTTCCGTATCTCGGCCTCATGCCGCTTGGCTTCGCCCAAGTAGTAGTCATGGCGCTCCTGGCGCTCTCGGGAGCTGAACTGAACGTCCTTCAGCGCCGTCTCTGCGGCTGCGCGGAACGCCTTGGCCAGCATCGGCGCGGTGACGCGCGGGTCGTGCTTGAAGATGTCCAGTTGGTTATTGTCCGACCGCATCAAGGCGCGCCCCCAAACCCGAGCTCTGCTGCGGCGCGCTCCATCGCCTCCCGGGCAGATTGTCGGTCGCGCACCTCCGCCACCCCAACCGCCGCTGGAGGCAGCGCCAAGGCGGGCTCCGGCACCGGCTTGCCATCGACAACATGGCGCACCGCGCGCTCGTAGGCGTCCTGCAGCATGCGCGCTTGGTTGTAGCCGTCCTCGCTGGCGTAGACGTGCAGGTCCAGCAGCGACCGAACCAGCACCGTGAAGCCGCACTGTGCGCGCCCGGGGCGGATCTCCTGCTGCACCTGCGCCAGGGCGGGCACGTCAAAGCACATGGCGCGGAAGCGCGGCGGGTTCGGCGGCCAGTCCAAGGCATCGCGCATGCAGGCCGACAGCCCTGCTGCGAGCTTCTTCGGGCTCAAACCGGTAATAACCTGGAGCCAGACCTCGCCCGCGGTCGTCAGCGCGCCGCTCTGCGCTACCGGCGCCGAGCCGTTCGCCCTGGCCCACTTACCCGGGAACATCGCCGCCATCCGTTCCCACAGCGTCCACAGAGCTGCCACAGCGCGCGAGTCCGGGTCAGCCGACGACAGAGAATTCGGCGTCGACGATTCCTGCGCCGCCAGCGTGGCTACCACCGCCATGCTGTCGCTGTTGCTGGCTTCGCTCGTACTGCTCGCGGAGCTGGGTGACGTGGTCGGCAGAACCGTGGTGAGGCTGCGCATGCGCTGCTCCGGTGGTTTGGTGGGCAATGGGGACAACCGGCAGCGCCAGGCCAGCGGCCATGGTCTGCCTCAGGGATTCGTTGGCGTCGTGACCGGCCGCGATCAGCGCGGTCAGCTGGTTGCGAACCTGCAACCAGCCCTGGACGGAGAGCGGACGGCGGCAGGCGCGGCGGTGACGGACGAACCTGGTGAGGACTTCGCGGTCGACGCCCTCGGGCACCACGCCGTACCCGGCCAGCTCCGCCGACTGCTCCAACTCGGTCAGCGGTCGCTCGCTCGCCTCGCCCTCCGCCTCGCGGTGTGATGGTTGCTCTTGTTTGCTTTTGGTTGCTTTTGGTTCGGGTGCAATAGCTGTTGCACCCTTTGACGGCCCTTTTTGCACCCTTTCCGACATCGTTTTGCACCCTTCGACGCCTTCTTTTGCACCCTTTGCAAAGGGTGCAATTTCTGCACCCTTCATCCATTCGGGGTTGATCCGGTACTGCCGAGTCCGACCACCCTCGCCGAAGCCACTACGGCGGCCGCCGATCCCTGAATTGACCAAGACAAGCCACCCTGCGGTCTCCATGCGGCGGAGCTGGTACTGCACCGATCGTTCGGACTGGCGCGTCTTTGCCGCCAGCCGAGCGATCGACGGGAAAATGTGCGTACCGTCGTCGTGCGCGTGGTCCGCCAGAGCCAATGCCAGCAGCATCTCGCCGCCGCCATTGGGGTATCGGTCGAAGACCATGCCTGTCACCCGTGCGCTCATCGTTACAGCCCCAGCGCCAGGTTCTCGCCCGGGGCCACTGGCCACCAGGTGCAGGCGCTGCGGCCACTGACCGGGCACGGCATGGCCGGGCCACGCCAGACCTGCTCGGTCTTCAGCAGCTCAGGCAGGCGGCGCGCGAGCATGTAGCGGTCCAGGCCGGTCAACTGGGCCAGCTTCATGCTGGTCAGCCCCGGGTGCAGCTTCACCGCGGCGGCCGTTTTGGCCTGCTGGTCTTTCTGGATGCCGCTGGCGGCAATGAAGTCTGCAGCGGCGTGGCTGGTGCCAATGTCGGTATTGCGTGCGGGGTGGTTCATCGGGTGGTCCTCGTCGCCGGGTTGCCCTTCGCTGCAGCGCGCGCCACGTTCCGCTCCAAGCGATGCGCCATCGTCCGCAGCGCGCGGGCCTCGCTGACCATCAGCGCAGCTTCGTCGCTGTCGATGTGCCGGTCGGCCATCGCGTCCACGGCAGTGCCGGTCAGGCGCCCTACCCGCGTGGTGATTTCCAGCAGCTTGAGCTGCACCGCCGCGACCTCATCTGCCCAGCCGCCTTCGGGCGCCGGGGGCACCACGTCAACGGCCATCCCGAAGCGCCCGGCCAGCGCCTGCATCCACTCCAGGGCGTACTCGCTACCGCCGGCCTTCTCCTGCATCCACTCGGTCAGCAGTTCGGCGATCTCGATTGATACGGACTCGCCTTCCAGCCCGCGCAGCTTCGCGCGCAGGGTTTCCGGGTGCATGGTCTTGCCTCGGCGGTCGGCCAGGTAGGCAGCGGCGTCAGCCACGCCGCCGGGCGTCTTGCGCACGGAGTTGTAAAGGACATCGAGCCAGCTGAGGTTGGAGGAGCGGCAGGTCATGGTTCACCTTGGGAGGACGGGTGTTTCAAGGTTTCGGACTGAGCCCAGGCAGCGCACGATGGGCGCCATGGACGAATTCAAATCAGGGATCGAGGGCGTCGCCCTTCTTGCGATACGCTGGAAGTGCCAACAACCACGCCCGCAAGGAGGGCGACATGGAGCTGATAGAAGACCCGGTGTTCTTGAGCCTCTTTGCGCAGGTGCAGGTGATGGACGCGGTGCTGATGGCTTCCGTCAAGGCGCACCCGCGACCGGCGGAACTGCTGGCGCACATCGAGCAGAACATCGCCCTAGTGCGCTCAGTCAGTGCTACTCGGGCAGTGGAGGGCCCGACTGCAAGGCTCGCGGACGAGAAGCTGAGTCCGCAGGCGGACGGGTGGTTGGAGTACGCTCGGCGAGTGCTAGGGCAGGACTGAGGCTTTGGGGCTCTCGCGAATGCTTGGAAAGCTCATCGGAGAACGCCCTTGAAGCACGCTCGCCTTCGGCCCGGGCCTCCAGCTCGTGCTGGGACGGTCCGTTGATCCAGTCCCGCAGCCACAGCCGCGCGTTCCACTTGTCGGACAGCGCGCGCATATCAGGCCACCTGCACTTGAATGACGCGCTCGGCGTCGGGATCGTTTGGGGCGATGGCCGCGACCGGTTGTTCGGACTGGTGCCCGAGAAGCTGCAACACCTGCGGCAGTGCCGGGATCCCCTGCTCCTCCGGCCAGGATTCGACCTGTTCGACGGGCAGTTTCAGGACCTTGGCAAGGTGGGCGTCGCTGTTCAGGCCCAGCTTGGAGCGCAGCGCGCGCTTGCTCATACGGCTGTCGACCAAGGCGGCGACTGCCTGCCGATCGGTTTGGAGCGGCATCGGGCCGAAAACGGTCGGCAGAAGCTCGAACCGGCTCACCGCACCCTGAGTGGCGAGGTCGATCTGGATCGCTCGCTCGGCCTTGATGGATGTGGTGCCCTTTTCCCACTGGGAGACCAAGCCTTGGGTGGCGGGCGTGCCCGTTGCCGTCAGCAGCGCGGCGAATGCGGCCTGCGAAAGGCCCTTCTCTTTGCGGTAGGTAGGGATGTCCATACGCTCAGTATGAGCGCCCCTGATATTACGGTCAATAGTGCCGCTATTGGCAAATCATGAACGCATTAATTAGCGTTCCTCATATGGAAGCATCACGCAAAGCGAAGCCCACTCCAGCTGACATCGCCGCCGCAGCGCGGCTGAAAGCGGCATGGACGGATAGGGCTCGTTCACTCGGCATCACCCAAGAGAAGCTGGCGCACGAACTGGGGATCACCCAAGGCGCAGTCAGCCAGTACCTCAATGGCAAGATCCCGATGAACTACCGAACTCTGAAGGTGTTCGCGGCATCTCTAGGAATTGAGGACACCGCTATCAGGAAGGATTTGCCGGAGCAGCAGTACAGCTCCCCCACTCCACCCGACGACGCTTGGGATGACATCGTCGGGTATTCCCAGGCTGCAGGCTTGGGTGCTGGTGCCGAGGCCGCCGAGTACGCGGAAACGCACAGCCTAAAGTTCAAGAAGACCAGCCTCCGCCGTCGCGGGATCTACGGTCGAGACCTTGCTGTCTACTACGGCAAAGGCGACAGCATGGAGCCGACCATCAAGGACGGCGACGCGATCCTGTTCGATACCTCAGACACCCGCGTGGTCGATGGACTGCTCTACGTGATCCAGGTCGATGGCATGGCCCGCCCCGAGTACTTCGTGAAGCGCGCCATGGTGCTAGACACCGGCGTCTACTTCCAAAGCGATAACCCGCATGGCGACCACCAGTGGCGTAAGCCGAAGCCCATGGCGTCTAAGCGGCACCCGATCACGGTAATAGGCCGTGTCCACTGGATTGGCGGCTGGGCGGACTGATCTACCCGCGTTCTCAGCCCATGCGATAGGGATTTCGTAATGTCTGACATTGTTGCGCTACAGATTAGGTACGACGGCCGGGACGCAGAACGACACGAGATCGAACTCGGAGCGCTTGGTGAGTCTCTAAAGGGCGTTGCTCGCGTAGTCGGGATAGCTGGAAACTTCGCTGTTACTGGCAGGTTGGCGTACCACACGCAGGCGATGGACGTTCGCGTGATGGTCAAGGAGACGAAAGCAAACTGCTTCTCTCTGATCACGGTGCTGCAGTTCGCGCAGCAGCATGGCCTTCTCCAGGGTGGCGTCCCTGCATTGATCACCGCGCTGGTTTCAATCGCGATCGCGCGCGCCTCCAGGAATAAAGAGGAAATGAAGCATCTCAGCGACAACTTAACCAAGGCAATCGAACTATCTGCACAAGGAAATGCAGAGACGGTCTCGCGTATGTCGGAGATGGTTGAGAATGTTGTCGCCGCGATGGCGCCAGGATTGCGTCAGGCAGTCGAGCCTGTCGGCGTGACCTGCGCGAGTATGCGCATTGGGAATGCCACGGTCATAACAGAATCGATTGCCGCATCCATTCGAGAGGACGAGCCAGAAGAGTTTGATGTTGAGCGAGAATTCGTCGTCAGACTCACCGAGCTTGATCTAGAGAATGCCACGGCTAAGGTCCGCTTTGAGGACGCTGACGCCAGTAAGGGCAAGCGCATTCGCGCAGTCATCACGGACCCAGTGCTTGCTGTATCCCCTAACCCTTATCTAAGTGCCTTCGTCAGCGGAGCTGCCATCAAGGTTCGGGCCAAGGTCGGCCTTAGAGACGGATCGATCGTTTCGATCTTCATCAGCAATACCCCTGGATGACCACTGCCCTGCTGCGGCGGGGTTTTTGTTGCACCATGCTCGCTCCTGGGTCGCCGATGACCAAGTTCAGAAAAAATGATGCAACGATATAAGCGGCACTATTGACGAATAGGATTAGCGGCACTAATCTTTGCCCGCCGCCCCAGTAACCGCCCATCCGGGCCGGGGCACGGAGACTTCCATGCCGCACCTCACCGTCAGCGCCCGCGCCCACGTCGCCGTGGAAGCGCGCCCGCAGAACAACACCGTCGTCCTGAAGATCGGCGACGTCACGCTCTCCCTGGACAAGGGAGAAGCCCAGCGCATCGGCGAGGACCTTCTGGCCCTTGTAGCGGACGGCGCAGAGAGCATCTCCGGCCCGGTCATCGCGACGGCTGACCACAGCAACGACGCCGTTGTAATCAGCGTTGGCGGCCGCGACCTGCTGCATCTGGCCCCCAGCGCGTGGACCTCCCTGTGCATGCAGGGATCCAGCGCCGCGCTTGAGCTGGGCCGCAAGGGCCTCCGGGTCGGCCTGCGATCCCCGCAGCTGCTCCTCGGCAACGCCGACCTGGTGCAGGTAGTGGCATGAGCGCCACCATCCTCCGATTCCCCACCAACACCGCACAGCGCGCCAACAGCGCCGGGTTGGCCGTGGCTGTCGCTGCGAAGCGCATGGGCTACCGACCTCACCATGTCGCCCGCGCCGCAGCATTGGCGCGTCGCGAGGTGCTGGACGGCCACAAGAGCGCCGCCCGCGCCGTGGCCGACATGACCCGCGACCTGTCCTATGGCGCCCGAAACACGGGAGGCGATGCCGCATGAGTGTCTTCGTCTTCTTCCTGGGCGTGCTGATCGGCGTCGGCGTCACCGTCGCGGTAGCCGCCTGCTGGATGGAACGGCATCAGGCCGCGCACTTCGAGCAGCTGTTGAACCAGATCAAGACCCTGGGACCGCGCGCATGACGGCAGCACCTGCCCAGTCCATGACCGTGGCAGCCACCGTGCGCGCCATGCGCCGCGCAGGCGCCGCCGGCGAGCCGGTGCCGGCGGCCGAGGTCGCCGCGTGGGCGCGGACGTTCATGGTCCAGCTGTATGGGCCGCAGAAGCCCGTACGCCTGGAGTGCCGGCCAAAGCATTCAGCCGAGCCGTGGATGCAGGCGGAGGACGGCGACGTGGCGCGTGCACGCCACCGTGGCCTGGACATCCGCGCGCTCTACCTGCACCCGAAGCCCGAGAAGCCCACCAAGGCGCACCGATTTCGCGAGGGGAATTGCCGCGACTGCGGCGACGGCGAGTTCTACGCCGGCCCTAATTGCGAGCCTCCCACGCCGACACCCGACAGCCGCGCCGCCCTGCCCTTCGATCCGACCTGGTTTCGCGCGCCGCTCGAAGCGCTGATCCAGATCGCCAAACACCGATTCATCGGCGTCCCCGACTCCATGAAGTGGAAGTCCGAGGCCCGCTACCTGCTCGAACGACTCGACCAGTACGACGAGGAAACGAAGTGATGAATCAGGCCAGCCCGTCAGTCTCCGATGAGGTTCCGCGCCAAGTGATGGGCCGTAAGCAAGGCCTCGTCCTCGGACTCGAAGACCACGCCCGAGATGTGGCCACGAGGCCCGCTATCAACTGCAACCTCTTCGACGCTTACTCCCTTATCCAAAAAGATCAGCTTCACCGTGTAACGGCGCCTGTTGAAACCAAATCGCCGCTCGACATGCCTACCGACTTCGCGTTGAGCCACCTCTTTCGCCTCCTTTGTGCCGCTAGCCCAATCCTACAAAGTGCCCGCGCGCAAACCAAGCCGGGATCGACCACGTTGGCGAACATCACCCCGCCGCGCGACCTGCGCACCCAGCTGCGCCCCGCGCCCGAGGAATCGACCAATGGCTGATGGCTCACGCTCCTTCAACTTCCCAGCGCCCCAGAAATCGGAACTGGTGAAAGCTGTCGACTTCTTCTGCGGGGGCGGTGGCGCCACCGAGGGCGCCGAGCAAGCTGGATGTGAAGTGGTGGCGGCGGCGAACCATTCGCCCACCGCAATCGAGATTCACGCCGCCAACCACCCGAGGACAAAGCATTTCTGCCAGGACCTCCAGCAGATGGATTTCTCGCTGTTGCCTCACTTCGACCTGCTGCTGGCTTCGCCCGCCTGCCAGGGTCATACCCATGCGCGCGGTAAGGAGCGGCCGCACCACGACGCCACCCGGGCCACGGCATGGGCAGTGATTGCGGCCATGGAGCTTTGGCTGCCCGAGGCCGCAGTGATCGAGAACGTGCCTGAGTTCCTGAAATGGAAACTCTTCCCCGCCTGGTGCGCTGCGCTGGTCGCGCTCGGCTACGCGGTCAGTCCCCATCTGCTGGACGCCGCCGACTTCGGAGTGCCACAGCACCGGAAGCGCGTGTTCGTCGTCCTGACGAAGAGCAAGCACCCACTGGAGCTGCGCCTGCCGCGTCGCGATCATGTGCCGGCCAGCTCGTTTATCGACTTCAACGCCGGCAATTGGTCCCTGATCGAGCAGCCCGGCAGGTCCGCCGCGACCTTGGCCCGCATCAAGGCTGGCCGCGCAGCCTTTGGCGACCAGTTCATTGCACCGTACTTCGGCAACGGTTCTGGCCTGACGGGGCGAAGTCTCTCGCGCCCTATTGGCACTATCACTACCCGGGACCGGTGGGCTGTCATTGATGGCAACCGCATGCGCATGGTCACCGTTGACGAAGCACGTGCCGCGATGAGCTTCCGGCCTGAGTACAAGCTGCCGGTGAACAAGCGCGACGCCATGCACATGCTAGGCAACGCGGTCTGCCCACTCGTTGAACGCGACGTCATCGTTGCTCTGAAGGAGGCTGCCTGATGGACACGATCGGCCAGGCCAAGCACACGGCGCTGGTGTTCCTCAGCGAGTGCCGCAGCCGGCGGCACGGCCACGGGTTCTGGTTCGTCTTCCGTGGCGCCCAGAGCGCGCGGCGCCGTGCAGCGGCGCTCCTTCGGCCCGCACCCGTTGCGCCGGCCGCCCTCCCCGCACAGATGGAGCTGTTCGCATGATCCACGTCGGAGACTGCCTGGAAGTGATGCGCGGCATGGCCGACGAGTCCGTGCAGACCTGCATCACCAGCCCGCCCTACTTCGGACTTCGAGACTACGGCGTGGATGGGCAGATCGGGCTGGAGGCCACGCCGGGCGAGTTCGTCGGCCGCCTGGTCGAAGTGTTCCGGGAAGTGCGGCGCCTGCTGCGCGACGATGGCACCCTGTGGCTGAACTTGGGCGACAGCTATGCAAGCAAGCCCAACGGCAGTATCGGTGCCACAGGTCTGCAAGGCGGCCTATCGCCCCATGTGTCCGTCCGTCAGGCCCACGCTCGCCGCGCGGCGCGCATCCCGGAAGGGCTGAAGCACAAGGACCTGATGGGCATCCCGTGGCGCGTTGCCTTTGCGCTGCAGGAGGACGGCTGGTATCTGCGCCAGGACATCATCTGGTCGAAGCCGAACCCGATGCCCGAGAGTGTGGAGGACCGCTGCACGAAGGCGCATGAATACCTGTTCCTGCTGAGCAAGTCGTCCGATTACTACTACGACCAGGACGCCATCCGTGAGCAGGCCGCACCGAGCAGCCTCGCCAGGTGGGCACAGAACGTGGACGGCCAAGCCGGCAGCGAGCGTGTGCCGGGGAAAACCAACGGCGCGATGAAAGCGGTCGGCGGGCGCTCGAAGCGGGACACCTTTGCTCGAGCTGGCAAGGTCGCGGACCACGTGCTGCCCGGCCAGACGGCTGCCCAGCACCGCTCCGACCGAGGGGACGACACCTTCGACATCGCATCGCGGAACAAGCGCAGCGTCTGGACAGTGCCGACCATGCCCTTCAAAGAGGCGCACTTCGCGACGTTCCCGGAGCGACTGATCGAGCCCTGCGTGTTGGCCGGTGCGCCAGCCGGGGGCCTGGTGCTTGACCCGTTCATGGGCGCAGGTACGACGGCCGTGGTCGCCGAGCGCTTGGGGCGGCGGTGGCTGGGCTGTGAATTGAACCCCGATTACGCCGCAATCGCCGAGGCCCGCATCCGCGCGGTGCAGCCCGGCCTCGCCCTAGGAGATGCAGCATGACCCAGCGACACATCAGTCACCCCGAGGGCCTGCCCAAGTGCGCCGCCGGCCACAGCGCGCGCCACATTCACGACCTGCGCGGCCTCGCCGCCGGCGGCGGCCACCTGGTCGAATGCCGCTGCCGGGCTACGAGCAAGCACGCGGAGCCCGACGCGGCCCTGGCAGAATGGCGGCGGATCAACCGGGCACCTCGTAGCACCCGGAAGGTGCTGCCGGCGATCACCGGGCCGACGGCCGACAACGTAGTGCAGCTGGACTTCGGACTGGCCCCGCCCTCCCCGCCGCGCCAGCGAGCCGGAGGTGCCTATGGGCGCCGCTGAACGCCTGCCTGAACTCTTCACCGAGGCGGCGGCCGCCGAGTACCTTGGCGTCGCCGAGGTGACCCTGCGCCGCAGGCGCGCCGCCGGCGAGATCGGCTTTACCCGCATCGGCCGCGCCGCCAAGTACACCGAAATCCACCTGTTGAACTACCTGGAGCAGCAAACGTGTCAACCCGCTTCCGCCTCGGCGACTACTGGCTTGAGCAGCGCAAAGGCTCCACTGTCTGGCAAAGGGCATGGCGGGATGCGTCAGGATGCAAACAGCGCGCTTCGCTTGGCACAAGAGATTTTGAAGAAGCCAAGGTAGCGCTGGCACAGTGGTTCGTCGAAAACGCTGCCATGAAGGACCAGGCCCCATCAGACGTGCTGCTGAGCACCGTGCTGACTCGGTATATGCACCAGCACGGTGACGCCCTGGCCAGCAAGGAGACGGCCAGTCGCGGGGTCGATCTGTGGTCGGAATTCTTTGGCCCGGGAGCCACCGTGGCGGACGTGACCATCCCCCGACAAGAGCAGCTGCTGAAATGGCTAGCCGAACGTGGGTATTCGGATGGATATGTCCGCCGGGTGCTGGGCGTCGGCAAGTCTGCAATGAACCGGGCCTGGAAGCGCGGCGAGATCACGCAGGTGCCGTTCGTGGAGCTGCCACCGGTTGGCGAGCCCTACCCGCATTACGCTACCCGGGACCAGATCGTGCGCCTGTTGAACGCCGAGATGCCAGAGCACATCTGGGCCTACTTCCTCATACGACTCTGCACGGCATGCCGGGGGGACGCAGCGCGCGATCTTCAGCTCTCTCAGGTAGACACCGCCGCTGGCCTGGTCCACCTAAACCCTGCCGGCCGGCGCCAGACAAAGAAGTATCGGCCAACCGTTCCGCTGCTGCCATTGCTATCGAACTACCTGGAGTTGGCCAAGCCGGAGGCCTATGTCGTCCATTGGCATGGCCGCCACATTAAGTCCATCAAAACCACGTGGCGGAAGCTGCGCAAACGTGCTCTGTTACCCACTTGGTTCGTCCCAAAGACCCTTCGCCACACGTTAGCTACTTGGCTACGCCAACGTGGCGTGCCTGCATGGGACGTGTCAGGGCTGCTTGGGCACCATGCAGGCGGCACAACGGACGCATATGCAAAGTTTGACCCCGCATACATGGGTGCCGTCCGCTCCAACCTCAACGAGATTGTTATGGATTTAGCGGAGGATGTCCCAAGACTGCGATCGATAGTGAGTCAACAGTCATAATTTTCAACCTTCTTCTCGCAGCTTCAACAACCTCACTATCACGGAGCCCATTTGCGGGGAGGCAGCGAGCCGCGCCAGTTCGTCCTTCAAAGCGACCCGGTCGAAACATACGTACTCTTGATCTGCCGTCACTATGGTGCAGGGGTAACCGTCGGGGCTTTGCCGCCATTCCGCTACACTCTCGGACTTAGCCGGCGTGGCTTTGATAACAACCGCAAGCCACTGTTTCCTAGGCGACGGGTCCAAAAGCGCCCTGAGCGCATTGGTTGACGCCATTAGCGTCTTGAGTTCTACCCCAAGCGCACCCTTTGTGGCCAACTCGAGCGAGGCACTGAACTCGTTGAGCACGGAACGAATTTCATGCCGCTTGTACTCGACTGCCCGTGCGGCGAGTATTCCAGCCTGAAATGCATCTTCGAATTCTTTCATTTCGTTAGGCTCTCAGTAGACGGCCAACAATGGGCCGGTGATCAAACAAACTCTTCCTGTCCAGCAGAAGCTTTTCCAACCAGGGCGAAATATGGGCTCGGGTAGTGTGCTCGTCCAATGCCAACCCATCAGTACCGGTCAGCAATCCAAAAGAAAACATCATCTGATCAAACGTGTGCCACCGCGTGGTGTCGCCCGAATGGAAGTAGTAAGTACCCTCATCCGAGCACGAATGTCCCGCGTCACGCCGGTACGACGAAAGGTGACGCCAAAATGGGTTGTACAGCAGATCAGGCTTCTTCTCAGAGCGGCTCCGATCGCGCGATGCACGCAAAGCAACGCACATACCATCGCTGAAGGGTTCTTCGTTGTAGTCTCCCATCAGCACAATCTGTGCACTCGGGTCAACCGCGAGTAGCCCATTCACAGCGTTCCGCAGAGTCATGGCGTACAAGACTCTCTTGACGTCGTTCGTGTCTACGTTGAGCACGCTGGGCCAGTGGGAAACCAATACATGCAACGGCTTTCCACCATTGCATGGCTGAAGCTCGAACCGTTGCGCGACCCTGAAGTGTCCCGGCCCGTGTGCCGCCACCACGTTAACCTCCGAAATCAATGTGAAGCGATCCGGGTTGTAGGCGAGGCAGGTATCGAAGTTCGACCGCGAGCTTGCAGCGGCTCCAGGTGCCGTACATACGAAGTTCCGCAATTCGGAATGGATTGCGAGGTAATCGATGTCGGTCTGAGAGACCTCGCAGAGCCCCATCACCTCAGCGCCCCATTTGACGAGTTCGTCAATCGCGAATGCCGCATTGACGCGGTCTGAGCTAGAAGCACGGTCCGAATCAGCATTGGGAGACAACGAGGTATTCCACCAGGCCAGCCCGAGTGCGGGCAGGCAGTCTTCATCTTCATCGACTGCTGTCAC